CAAGGTCCGCGAAGTGCTGCGCGCCATCGAGGATAACCTCCTGGGCGAGACGATGACCTCGGTCCATGCGCTGGTCAGCCGCGAGTTCTTCGACAAGCTGATCGCGCACCCCAAGACCGAGGAGGCCTACAAGTTCTACGCCGCCACCGGCGCCCAGCCCCTGCGCGAGGATGTGCGGCGCAACTTCCCCTTCGGCGGGATCCTGTTCGAAGAGTATTCCGGCACCGTCACCCTCTCGACCAAGGCCACCGAACGGCTGGTTCCGGCGAACGAGGGGATCGCCTTCCCGCTCGGGACCATCGATACCTTCGTCACCTATGGCGGCCCGGCGAACCTCTTGGAAACCGCCAACACCATCGGCCTGCCGCTCTACGCCCGCCAGCATCTCGACGAGAAGGGCCGCTGGATCGACGTGATGACGGAGGCCTCGATCCTGCCGGTCAACAAGCGGCCGCGGCTGGCGATCCGTCTGCACACCTCGAACTGACGGAATCTCCGATGTCCGTCTTTGCAGCCGCAATGGACCGCATCTTCACTCATGCCTCCATGGCGGCCCCGGCCCTCTGGATCTCGGCCACCACGTCCGAGGAGCGCCCGATCCGCATCATCCGTCGCGCGCCAGACCGCGTCACCGACTTCGGTGCGGGCCGCTTCGTCAGCGACACAACGGTGGTCGATGTGCGCATCGCTGACCTGCCCACCCCACGACCGGGCGATGTGCTCGTCATCGGCGCCGACAGCCATGTGATCCAGGGGGAGCCGCTACGGGATCGCGAACGGCTGATCTGGACCCTCGATCTCCGCCCGGCGTGATCCGATGAAACTCAAGCTCACCATCGATCCCGACCTTGCCGCCCTGATGCACGCGGAAATCGCGGCGGGCGAAAAGGCCGTCACCACCGCCATGCGAGAAGCGGGCGCAGGCCTCAAATCGGCTTGGCGCAGCCAGATCACCGGCGCGGGGCTTGGCACCCGGCTTGGAAACTCGATCCGGCTGGCGACCTATCCCAAGGGCAGTGAGAGCCTGAACGCCGCGGCGCTGGTGTGGTCGAACGCGCCCGTGATCGTCGGCGCGCAAGACACCGGGCCGCTGATCCGGTCGCGCAATGGCTTTTGGCTGGCCATCCCCACCCCGGCCGCGGGCAAATCGACGCGCGGGGGCCGGATCACCCCCGGCGAATGGGAACGCCGCTCAGGGCTGCGGTTGCGGTTCGTTTATCGCCGCCGGGGCCCGAGCCTGCTGGTGGCCGAGGGGCGGTTGAACAGCAAGGGCCGTGCTGTGGCGTCACGAACCACAACCGGACGGGGTGTGGCGACGGTGCCGATCTTCCTGCTCGTGCCGCAGGTCAAGCTGCGCAAGCGGCTGGATCTCGCGCGGGATGCGGACCGGGCGCTGGACAGCGTTCCGGGGCTGATCGTGGCGAACTGGAAGGAATGACGCCTTGCCCCGCGAGCGACTGCCGGACCGCCGTCCCTCGGTCACTGTCAACCTCGCCTGGAATGGCCATGCCTTTGCGGTCACTGCGGGCTACGCTGCGGACGGCCGGGTGCACGAGGTGTTCGCGTCCGGACTGCGCGGCGGCTCGGACATGCAGCGGCTGGTCGATGATGCCTGCGTCGTGATCTCCATCGCGCTGCAGTGGGGCGCAGGTCCGGGGGATTTGAAGCGCTCCCTGGGGAGCGTCCCGGATTCTGCGGACGAGACGATCGCGAAGCCCGCCAGCGTCATCGGGGCCATCGTGGCGGCCATCGAGCAGCTGGAGGCAAGCACGCCATGACGACGGCGAAGGCCGTTCTGCTGGCGCGGGCGCGCGCTGCGGACCTGTCGAGCGGGTTCAAACCCGGAACGTGACGAGGCGAGATCGCTGCCATGCCAACTTCCCGCGAAACCATCCTTTCCGCCCTGAACACGCTGCTCGCGACGCTGCCTGCCACCGCCCTGCGCGGCGAGGTTCTGCCAGAGCGCGTTCCGGCCAATGGACTGTTGATCCTGCGCGACGGCGAGCCGGGCGAGCCCGAGGTGACGCTCTCGCCGCTGCGCTACCACTATCAGCACCGGGCCGAGATCGAGGCGGTCGTCCAAGGCACGGCGCGCGACTCGGCCTTTGACTTGCTCTGCGCCGACATCGGCGCGGCGATTGCCGCGGACCGCACGCTGGGCGGTCTCTGCGACTGGGTCGAGGCGGAAGCGCCGCGCCTGGTCGATTTGCCCGTCGAGGGCGCCGCGGCCCTGAAGGCGGCGGTAATCACCGTCGTCCTGCATTACACCACGACCGGCCCCCTGGCCTGACATCCCCCACATAGGAGACCCCCATGGCACGCGCACACGGCGCGCGGGCGCAGATGGCGCTTGCGTTCGAGACGATTTACGGCACCCCGCCCGCCAGCGGCTATCGGCTGATGCCCTTCGCCCGCACCACGCTGGGGGCCGAGCAGCCGCTGCTGAATTCCGAACTGCTAGGCTACGGCCGCGATCCCCTGGCCCCGATCAAGGATGCCGTCACCGCCGACGGCGAGGTGGTGGTGCCGATCGATGTGGAGGCCTTCGGCTTCTGGCTGAAGGCGGCCTTCGGCGCCCCGACCACGACGGGGACCACGCCCAAGACGCATACCTTCCAGTCGGGGAATTGGATCTTGCCCTCCATGGCCATCGAAGTGGCGATGCCCGAGGTGCCGCGGTTCGCGATGTATGCGGGCTGCGTGATGGACCAGTTATCCTGGCAGATGAACCGCTCGGGGCTGCTGACGGCAACCGCCCGGTTGATCGCGCAGGGCGAGGCGATTGCCACGACCACGGCCGCCGGAACGCCGACCGCGCTGGGCCTGCAGCGCTTCGGCCATTTCAACGGGGTGGTGAAGCGGAACGGCTCCGCCTTGGGCAATGTCGTCTCGGCCGAGATCACCTATGCCAACGGCCTCGACCGGATCGAGACCATCCGCAACGACGGCAAGATCGAAGGCGCCGATCCCGGCATGGCGGCCCTGACCGGCCGGATCGAGGTGCGCTTCGCCGACAGCGCCCTCGTCACCCAAGCCATCGACGGCACGCCCTGCGAGCTCGAGTTCGCCTACAGCCTCGGGGCGAATGCGAGTTTCACCTTCACGGCCCATGCCGTCTACCTGCCGGTCCCGCGGATCGAGATCCCCGGGCCCCAGGGCATCCAGGCCACCTTCGACTGGCAGGCGGCCAAGGCCACCAGCCCCGCCCGCATGTGCACCGCCGTCCTCGTCAACACCGTCACGGGATACTGACCATGATCCGCCTGAACCTGTCGAACCGGCCCGAATGGCTGGACCTCTTGCCCGGCCTGCGCGTGCTGGTGGCGCCCCTGACCACCGCGCTGATGGTCTCGGCCCGCGCCGATCCGGCCATCGAGGGCCTGTCGGAAACCTCCAGCCAGGAGGACATGGCGCTGGCCATGGCCAAAGCTGTCGCCCGCTGCGCCGTGCTGGATTGGGAAGGCGTCGGCGACGAAGACGGCAACCTCGTGCCCGTCAGCCCGGCCGGGATCGATGCTCTGCTGGAAATCTGGCCGGTCTTCGAGGCCTTCCAGGCGCAGTACGTCGCCCGCGGCCTGATGCTGGATCAGGAAAAAAACGTCTCCGCGCCCTCGCCGATTGGCACTTCGGCGGGGGCGACGGCTACTGCGCGGCCTGCACGGGCCCCTGCCCGGACTGCCCCGCAAGACTGAACCGGCCGCTAACGGTCGAGGGCTGGCAGGTCTGGGACCTGACCCAGCGCCTCGGCGGCCAGCTGCGGATCGCGCCGGGGGCTGTGATCGGATGGGACATGGGCGCTGCGCTTTCCCTAGCAGAAGCGCTGGGCGTCAACGCCCTGATCGCCGCCGAACTGCTGCCCGAGATCGAGGCGGTGATGGTGCGCAAATTCAACGAGCAGATGGAAGGACGCCGGAATGGCTGAAAAGAAGGTCTCCGTCCGCCTCGTGGCGGAGGGCGGACGCCGCGTTCGCGCCGAACTGGAAGGGATCGGCGAGGCCGGTGCCCGTGGTTTCGGCCGGCTCTCGCGCGAGATGGAGCTGGCCAACGCCCGGCTGGCTGCCTTCGCGCGGCGCGCCCGGATCGCAGCGGCGGCCGCGGCCGGGGCGCTGGCAGCAGCGGCCACGGCCATGATCCGGTCAAGCCTGTCTGTCGTGGATGCGCAGGCGAAGCTCGCGACCTCGCTTGGCACGACGGTGGAGAGCATCCAGGTGCTCGCGCGCGCGGGCGATCTGGCCGGCGTCTCGATGGGCCAGATCGAACAGGCCACCGCGCAGCTGACGCGGCGGCTGAGCGAGGCTGCTGCTGGCGCTGGCCCTGCGACCGAGGCGCTGCGCCGCCTGCGCCTTTCGGCCCGTGACCTGCAGGCCTTGCCGCTCGACCAGCGGATCGCGCTCATTCAGGACCGGCTGGCGGAGCTGGTGCCCGAGGCCGAGCGCGCGGCCGTCGCCTCGCAGCTCTTCGGCGACCGGGCGGCGCTCGTGTTCACCCGGATCGACACGGCCACGCTGCGACAGGCCACGCAGGACGTGCGGGACTTCGGCGTGGTGGTCTCGGACCAGGACGCCCGCCAGATAGAGCGGACGAATGACGCGATCTCGCGGCTGGGCCTGATCTGGCGCGGGCTTGGCAATCAGCTGGCGGTCGCTGCGGCGCCTGCGCTGGAGGCTGTCGCAGACGCCATGGCGGCCGTGGCGCGCACGACCGGGCCGCTCGGCATCGCGATTCGGACCCTGTTCGACAACCTCGGGCGTCTCGTCGGCATCGCAGGCACCTTCGCGGCCTTCATGGCCGGCCGCTGGGTCGCGGGGCTGGCGGCGGCGGCGGCCTCGGTGCGCGGCCTTGCGACGGCCCTGGTGGTCCTGCGCGGCGCGCTGATCCGCACCGGCATCGGTGCGCTGATCGTCGGCGCGGGGGAACTGGTCTACCAGTTCTCGCAGCTTGTCGCCCGGGTCGGCGGCGTCGGTGAGGCCTTTCGCTTGCTGGGCGATCTGGCCCGCGAGGTCTGGTCGCG